CAGGCTCGCGTAGCGGTCTGAAAGATCGAAGAAACCCATCTGCGCCATCGCTGCACCCCCCGTTCCAGTTTATCGCCTCAATGATACCGCAGCGCCGGGGTCGGGGCAATTTTTAGAGGTGCCCTGCAGATGCTGCTGACCACGATCAACGACCGGATCGAGTACCTCTTCGACCGCGAACATCAGATTGGGCACGCTTATTTCACCGGCTGCACATCGCTTGAGACCATCGAGGACGTCATGCGGCACAAGGTTATTCCGCTTCTGTCCGAGTATTTCTACGAGGATTGGTCGAAGGTCGCAGCGGTTCTGGGCGATGGACCACAAGGCCCGTCCCGGTTTCTCGAAGCCCGCCGTCTGACTGCGCCCCCCGGCATCGCTGCCGATGATTTCGCCGGTGAGCGGTTGCGCTGGCGTGTGAAGGATCAGTTCGACTTCTCTGAGTTCGCGGCCTGATGCCCGCCTACTCCATTCGCGAATGGGAGGCTCTGCCCCATGGCGATGGGGAGGGGTTTATTCCGCCGCAACTGGCCCTGCGCCTTGCGGCACTGGCCAAGACATCGGCTTTCGCCGGGCGCGGCGGAGGCGGTGTTCTGGAGGATCGCCGCGATGACCTGAGGGCGCGCGGTGTGGTTGGCGTCTTGGCGGTGCCGGGCTGCACCCTCGAAATCCTGCCGAAGATCGACGTAGGTCAAAAGGAAGGGTCGGCGCAAGAGACGCGCGAAATCCGCAAGCGCCTCGTCCACATGCTCGCAGTGGCGCTTGACCTGAAGATCGAAACCGGGCGAATGACCGACCTCAATTGGCAGCGTGAAACGCTTCTGGAAATCCTGATCCGCATCTTTTGCAATAAGCTGACCGAGGCAGTTCGTCGGGGCATGCCGCGTCGCTATACCTTCCACGAGGATGACCTGCCGACTTTGCGCGGATCGCTGAATATCCCGCGACAGTTCACCCGCCACCTCGCAAATCCCGGTCGCCTGGCATGCCGCTATGACGAGTTGTCCGAGGATATCGCACTCAACCGCATCATGAAGGCGACCATCGGGCATCTGGCCCGGATGTCGCGTAACGCAGCGAATGTTCAGCGCCTGCGGGAGCTGGCCTTCCTCTATGCCGATGTCGCCGACATCTCGATCCCGGCCCTAAGGTGGGAAGATGTCGTCATCGACCGCACCAATCGCGCGTGGCGGGAATTGTTCAGCATGGCGCAGCTATTCCTGCGCAACCGGTATCAGACAACCAGTGCGGGATCAGGGCAAGGATCGGCGTTGCTTTTCGAGATGAATGCGCTGTTTGAAGAATACATCGGCCGATTGGTCTCACGGGCGTTGGCGGGGTCCGAGTTCCGCGTGACGCTGCAGGGCGGCCGCTTGTTCTGCCTGACATCGCTCGATGACGAGCGCCCCGTGTTTCAGACCAAGCCAGACATCCTGATCTGGCGCGCCGGTCAGGTTACCCATGTGATCGACACGAAATGGAAGAAGATTTCCGCCCGGATCGACGATCCCAAACAGGGTGTTTCCCAGGCAGATGTCTACCAGATGATGGCCTACGCCCACCTCTACAGGGCACCGCGATTGACCCTGCTTTATCCCCATCATGCGGGCCTTGGCGACGATGAAGGGATCCGCGCGCGTTTCCGAGTGTCGGGGCAGGAGACGGTATTGGATACTGCAAGCTTCGACATTTCCAACGGAAAGGACTTGGTGGAGCGCATCTTGAACCGGATCATTGATGGCACCGACAAGGCAGCCTTGGTTCTTCAGTGACAGGCAGTGGCAAAATTCTGTCAGGTGCACAATTGTGCCCATTTCCACGCGCGACAGAGGGTGAGGTGCTATGCCATCATGGCAGCGCAGCGACTCGCTGCCGTTCTTTGAAACCGTGAATCCGTGAAACGGGCCGGGCGTGACATTGCGGTCGAGGCGTCAGGCGCTTCCCGCAGGGCACTTGCCCGGCCCGATCTTCACCCGCACGCCCGCGCCTGGTCGCGCAGGACGGCGTAATTGCTGAGCATCCGCACGACGACCGCACCCTCCGGCAGGGCGGCCACCTCGGCTGCAGCGCGCGCTTGGTCGGTGGCACTGTAGGGCACCACGGGCGGACATGGCGCGCGCATGTCAGAATTCCCCGTCGCGCAGGCGCTGAGCCAAAGCGTCGCGATCCCGAGGACGGCGGCTGGCGGCCTCGAGCATCTGACGTTGGATTTCATGGGTTGTCTCCGATGTTTGCAAGCGTTCCGCCAGCCGCCCGGCACGCTCCCCCGCGCGGCGCAGGTTCAGCAGGAACAGGGCGATGGTGGCGGCGGCCAAAAGCAGGCCCAGCGCTTTGCGGGCAAGGCCGCTTGAAAGGGTGCTGATCAGCCATCCCATCACCTCTGGCCTCGTTTCCAGTCATCGATCCGGGCGTGAATGGCGACGGCAATGCCGGTCAGCGCCACGGCAATGAAGACCCAGCGCAGGGTGTCGAGGTAGGGTATCAGCGGCAGGATGGCGGATTGGGTTTCCGTAAGGACCTCTTGTGCCACCTCGACACCGGCAGCACCAACGGTCGCCACTCCGGCCGCGCCGCCACCTTTCAGAGTGCGGCTCTCGGCCAAGGCTTCACGCGCGGGCGGCACCTCCGGCACGAAGGGCGTGGGGCGCGCGGGAAACGGTTTGCCCCAAGACCGGGCCGGACCGAGATCGATGTGCATGAAGCCCGAGCGGGGATAGGTGCCGAAGCCCAGAAAACCCACGTCGCGGGCAGCCGCGGCAAACGTCGCCGGGTCATGGTTCGACATGGCGATATCAAACGCTGTCCCGAGCATGTGCTTGGAAGCAGGTGCTCCGCCCACGGCGCGGTTGTGAGCCGGGCTGCGATAGGCCGAGCGCACGATCAGCGGCTTGCCAAGCCGGTTGCGCAGGGTCTGCAGCTTGTCCATGGCCTCGGTGTTGATCTTGAGAGCGCCCTCGCGGCGGCTGGCGATCTCGGCGGGAGAGAAACTCGGCCAACGCCAGGCGCTCTCAGGCACGTCGCGGAAATGGGCGTAGGTCGTGGTTGGCATGTCGGTCTCCAGAAATGCAAAACCCGCCTCTGGGGCGGGTGGATGGCAGTTTTGTCGGTGTGATCGTCGCTCAGTTGCTGCGGCCGCGCTGGAACGCTTCGAACATCAGATCACGCATGGCACGGATGTCGGTCTCGATCCGCTCCAGCCGGTCGGCGTCGCCCTTGCGGTCCTCGGCGCGCTGGCGATCGACGCGGTCGCGCTCGGCCAAAAGCTCGCGGTCCAACCGGGACAGCATGGCGTCATTCGTGAACGCCCTGCGCGAAACGGCGGCCAGCAGGGCGATGGTGCCACCGATCAGCGCGGTGATGGCGGCGGTGATGCCGTGGTCGCGCAAGGCCGCGCCAACCTCCTGCACGAGGGAGCTACGTTCTGTCATGGTGATGTCTTTCGATGATCGATCCTCATGCGCCACTCAGCCGATCTTCGCGCCCCAGAAGGACGTGTGATCGGCGGCGAAGTAGCCGTCCGCCACTCGGAAATACCCCTGCAACTCGACGGTGTCGCCTGCGCTCAACGGCACCATGGTCTGCAGCCAGATCGCGGTGGCCAGCGAGACATGGGTGGCGGATCTCTCGCCGAAGGAGCCCCGGATTTCCGTGCTGCCGTTCAGCACCAACCGCCCGCGCATCCGGGCCGAGGTGCTGGAGTTGATCTTGTAGAGGAGCGTTGCACCGAAGAGGTATGTCCCGTCGACGGGCGCGGTGAACAGGTTGGTCCCGGCATCAAAACAGCCCTGATCGTTGTAATCGGTATTGTTGAGGGCAATCTTCGTCCAGGTGCCGACGCCGACATAGTTGTCGTAATCGGTATAGGCCTTGAAGCGCGGCAGCTGCGGCTGCTCAACGATGCCGTTCGTGTTGTCGACAATGAGCCCGTCGAAGAAGCTGCTGCCGTCGGCGGAGACCGCGAGCCGGAAACTGTCGGAGCCGAATAGCCCGACCAGCGCCTTTGTCACGAACCCGCTCTGCAGGGTCAGCCCAAGATCGTCGCCTGCGGCCTCCTTGTTCATGGTGTAGAACAGATCGCCGGTCCCATCTTCGGCCACGGTCTTCGCGGTCCAGAGGGCTGCGTTCAGCTTGGCCGAGAACGGGTTGGCGGCGTCGGCGGTCGTGCCCAGCCCGAGCAGAGCGAGGTTCTGCAGTGCCGCGGGAGTGGTGCCGACCCAGCTCGCACCGTCATAGACCAATAGCAAACCCTCGTCTTCGACCCATGCGCGCCAGCCCGTCCGGGGTGGCAGGCGCAGCCAGGCACCATCGGTAAAGACCGCGACATTCTGATCCCAGTCCGCCCAGTCGCCGGTGCCGCCGCTGGCAACGATGTAGCGGTCGCCATCGGCGGGACTGCCGGGCGGTGCGGTCAGATCCCGATCGAGAACGGCGAGATGCACCATCCCGTCGAGCAACCGCAGCGCCTCATTGTGGGTGACATGCTTCTGGGCCTGCGCCGCCAGGATGTACGGCAGCAGGAGATGGGTCGTGGCGTCGGACATAGCGGTCCTCAAAGTTGGAGAGTGACGGTTTTGGCCGCGCCCCGCCCGATCAAGGCGGAGAGCTGGAAGATGTGGATGGTCAGCGTGTTACCGGGGCCGAGCAGAGCGCCCCAGTCGGTGATCTGATCGGCCGCAGTGTAGATGGCGTTGGTCGTGGTTGTGGTCAGCGTGCGCTTCACCGTAGCCCCGTCGAGGATCTCGAGCTCATAGGCTTCGACCTCCTCGATGAGCGGCACCTCCACTGCACCCCAGTTGTCGGCCGAGAGCGCGCGGGACCGCCGCGTCCAGCGAATGGTCAGATCGCCTGGTGTACGCGGGCTGCGCCACGGCTGCTCGACATGAGCAACGGAGAACGGTCGCAGCCCAGCGCCCTCTGGCGTGAAGGGAATGGCGACATAGGTCTCGTCACTGACAGACCGGCTTGCCGGGCCGATGCGCCAGTTCCACGGCAGTCCGAGATCGAACTCGGCGATGGGCAGCGAGGCAAGGCTTGCGTCCAGCACCACAATTCGCGCGCCTGCCGGAGCCGGGTTGCCCATCGCGTCCTCGGTGCCGCGCTGGCCCCGCAGCAGGCGGGTCAGCCGATACCGGCCGTGCGCCAGCAGCTCAGCGGCGCCCGCCTGCACGATCTCCCAGATGTCGGGTGCGCTCTCGATGGCGAGCGCATTGGCCCCACCGAACAAGGTCAGGTCTGTGACACTTTCCAGCGTGCCAGTCAGCAGATCGACGACCAGCGCGTTGCCGAGATCAAACCGTGACGTGGGGCCTGCATAGAAGTCCGAGACCAACTCCCCGATTCTTGCCCGGCTGCCAAACGTGGTCAGCAGCTCGAACCCGTCCGTCGAGGGGCTGCGAAACACCGCCATCTCCCCCGGCCAGGGAACCGCGTGCGCCGCGATCATCGGCCGGTGGGCGGCCTGATCCTCGGTGAGTTGCGGCAGGTCCATCAACACGACCTCGGGCGCGCCGAACACGACGGGGCTCAAGAGCGACGACGGGCGTGGCGATCCGGGCGGCATATCGTAGGCCGCCCGGTCCTGATGCACCGCCTCTATGCCTCGCGCCTCTGCGTCGGCAATGGAAACGAGCCGCAGTTCCATCTGCCGCCCGTCGTGTTCCAGCGTCACGACATCCGCTGGATCAAAGCGCAGCCACGAGGGTGGCAGACGAAACGCCGTCGTCTCCCGGCCCGTCCACGCCTCCATCAACGCCCGGCGACAGCGGCGCTCGGCCTCCTCTGGGGGCACCGCCATCGGGAAGGACTCAGACGCAATCCGGGTGGTGTCCACGGTGATGCGGCGCGCCTCGACGAGGGCGGCATCATAATCCTCATCCGCGCGCGCCACCTGCCATTTCAGCGCCTGCGGGAGTTCGGTCTCCTGGCCACGCGTGAGTTCCAGCACGTCGCCCTCGCGGGCCCCGCTCCCCGCGTTCGGGGCGACCAGATCGTCGTGCGTCACGTTTGCCACGGCGGCCCGGCCGCGCATGACAAACCGGATCATGCCCTCGGTCTCGACCGCGTCGAACCCGAAGTGGCGCGACAGCGTGGTGATGGACGCGCGCGGAGACTCCAGCGCGCCAATCGCGTAGCCCTCTACCGCGCCCCAGAGGCCGGTAACATCGACCCGCGCTTCCGACATACCCGCCCGCAGGCAGAGGTGCCGCACAAGTGCCGCCAGCGAGACCGCCCCCAGCCGCCCGGTCAGCCAGTGCCCGAGCCGCCAGTTCGGCCCATCGGCCCAGACATCGGTGAGTTCAGGAAAGAAGGGATAGGGCCGCGCGTCCCATGTCCAGGCGGCGCATTCCGGCACATGCACCATCCGGCCGCTGTAGATCGATGACACCGGGTTGTTCGCGGAGTCGCCCCACCAGAGATAGGTTGCCTCAAGATAAGCCCGCTGGATCGCGTCATCCCGCCAGCCCCGCGAAAAATGCGGCGTGACACTCTCGGACGACTTTGGGTCGAAGAACACGTTGGGCTGGTTGGGGCCGCGGTCAACGGCCGGGCAGCCAAGCTCAGTGAACCATATGGGCTTGGATTGCGGCACCCATGCTGTCGGCGTGCTGCTCTCCACCCCACCGGAGCGGTTGAAATGCGTCTCCGACCACCAGGCACGCAGATCCTTGAAGCGAAACACCCAGGGCTTGCCTACCCCACCGTCGGTGATGGGAGTGCGGGTCTGCGCTGCCCGGTCGACGGGGCTGGCATAGAACCAGTCGAAACCTTCGCCGCCTGCGATGCTTCTCTGTAGATAGCCTCGGTCGTAGATCGCCGGGGCCAGCGCCGCATCAGCATGATCAAACCCGTCGCGCCAATCCGAAAGCGGCATGTAGTTGTCGATACCGATGAAATCGATCTCCGGATCGGCCCAGAGCGGATCGAGGTGGAAATAGACATCGCCCGAGCCGTCGCCCGGCTGGTGCCCGAAGTATTCCGACCAATCGGCGGCATAGCCGATCTTTGTCCCGGACCCTAGGATCGCCCGCACATCCGCCGCAAGGTCGCGCAACGCCTGCACCGCCGGATAAGAGCTGGCCCCGGAACGGATTGTCGTGAGCCCACGCATCTCCGAGCCGATCAGGAAGGCATCGACACCACCCGCAGCGGCGCAAAGATGAGCGTAGTGCAGCACCATGCGGCGCAGGCCCCAGTCACCGGCCGCGCCGGTCCAGCTGACGTTCTCGCCGGAGACGCTGAAATTGGAGGGCGTCGCCGCGCCGAACATCGCTGAAACCTGCGCGGCCGCCGTGGCGGTCTTGTCCACCGATCCGACATAGCCCGCTGCAGGCGAACAGGTGATCCGCCCTCGCCATGGAAAGGCGGGCTGGCCGGTCTCGGCTGCGTTGTCGGAATACGGGTTCGGCAGAGTGTTGCCGTGCGGCACATCCATCATCAGGAACGGATAGAGCGTGACGCGCAAGCCTCGGGCTTTCATCTCCCGGATTGCCTGCACCACCGTGAAATCCGCAGGCGTGCCGCCAAAGTTCGGTCGATCCTGATCGTCACGACTGACCAGAGGCGCGGCAGAGCGGCTCACGCCATTCACCGACCAGACCTGCGGCGTCGTGTTTTTGGCGGCCAGTTCGACTTTCGGCAGGATCCGGCAGTGCCCTGCGCGCAGATCATCGCCGAACCAGGACACCACCAGACTGACGCTCTCAACCTTCGGCGCGGACGCCTGCAGCCGATCCAGCGCCACCACCATGTCTGGCACATCGGCCCGGGCGTTCAGGTTCTCGGCCTGCGTCGCCCCGCTGCCACCCTTGCGGATTGCGCCCGTGGCATACGCAAACTCGCCGGATGCCGGGATCATGGTGACCGCGCGGGTCAGGCCTTCGGCCGTGTCGGGATCGGCAAGCGGGCGGAACACCTCGAACGAAAGCTGCGGCAGACGGTTTCCGAAATTGCCAAGCGGCAGATCTTCGAAGACGACATAGGCGGTGCCGCGATAGCCTGGCGCGTTGCCAGCGCCCATCTTTGCGGCGATGAACGGATCAGGCGTTTGGCTCTCATCGCCCGGATACCAGCGCCAGGTCACACCGGACAGGTCCATCGGCTTGCCGTCAGCCCAGATTCGGCCGATGCCGGTGATCGGGCCCTCGCAGAGCGCGACCGCGAAGCTGGCAAAATACAGATACTCGGTCGTCTTGACCTTGCCACCACCCCCGCCCCCCTTGCCGCCGCCCTGCGTGGTGGTGTTCGTCTCCTCACGAAAATCCGTGGCCCAGATGATGTTGCCACCGATCCGCATCCGGCCATAGAGGCGCGGGATTACCGCACCTTCGGTGGCAGAGGTAATGCGCAGATTGTCCATCCGCGCACCTTCGATCCGCTGCGTGGGTGCGAGCGAGGAAACGATCCAGCTGTCGACGACCGAGCCAATGGTGGAGCCGATAAAGCCACCGATGGTGGCCGCACTGACGCCAAGGATCGCGCCGCCGATACTGCCGCCAATGGCGGCACCTGCTGCACCGAGAACGAGGGTGGCCATGGGAGGATCTCAGCGTTGCGGGAACAGGAAGGCGAAGGCGATGCGCCGTCGCCAGGATGGGGTGAGCGGCTCCTCGATCACGCCGAGCCGCTCGTAGGCATGGATAAAGCGGTGGGGTCCGGTCAGGATCCCGACATGCTTTGCGATGGCGCGCGGAGTCATGCGGAACAGGACCAACGCACCGGGGCCCGCTTCCGATGGTGCGATCTCCGGCATCATCCGGCGTGCGCCAACCGCAAGAACCTCACGCGGCCCGGTCTCGCCCCAGTCGCGGCTGTAGGGCGGGATCGGGAACAGCTCGGGACCAACCACCTCGCGCCAGACGCCCCTGGCGAGCCCAAGACAATCGCAGCCAACGCCCTTGAGACTGGCTTGGTCGTGATAAGGCGTGCCGAGCCAGGACCGCGCGATGGTTACGACGTATTGAGGATCTACGGCCTTCAAAGCACCGCGCCCTCATGTCCACCATCCTTGGTGGCGTAGCGGAGAACCGCGTCCTGGCCGGGGATGTGCGGGAAGCCACGAAAGTTGACGGTATTGGCGAACTTCACCCCGCAGGTCTCCAGGCGCTTGTCGCACCCCGCGCGGACAATGAAGGCGTCACTTTCGGCGATGGATCGTACCGGAGATTCGAGCAGTGTCAGCACCGCGATGCCGTCAGTCACGTCATGCGCGATGATCTCGGCGCGCCGCCCGGCATTGGTCCCGCTGGTCCATTCGACGGTACCGAAGGTGAACCAGCCGGAGGAGAAGCCGCCGAGACCCGAGGCGGTGAACGCCCGATCCCGCAGAAGGTCGAGCACGGTGCCCGAACCTTTGAATGCCGGGTCCTCCAGATTGACGCCGCAGCGCGTATCCCCGAGCCTGGCGTCGCAGGTCGCCTGAAAAGTTCGCCCGACCGTTTGGCCCAGCACATGCGCGAGGCTGCGGACTTCGGCAACAAAGGCCAGCCGTCCGCGCCGGATTTGGCCGATAGCACCCCGGCGCATCAGCACGCGCTGACCGGTGTCCGCCCAGTTCACGCGCCAGACCTCGACCTCGGCGTTGTCCCAGCGCCCGTCGAGAATGTCGGTCTCGGTGATGCGGTCGGAGGTCAGCACGCCCTCTGCGTCCTGCGCATCGACCGATAGGTCAGACCCCGATCGCACCTCGGAGGCCGTCAGCCCGCTTTCCGGCTCGAAATCGGTGCCGTCGAAGCTGAGCGTACGGTCGTGGTCGGTGAAGCCGAAGGTCACACCATCCGCGCGAAGGATACGCCAACACCAGGCGAGCGTTGTTGTCCCGTCGTCCAGATGCGCCTGCAAGTCGGGGGTGATGTTTTTCATCGGCGGAGTTCCAGAAGTGGGATGGTTGTGATCGAGCCCAGCCGCTCGAGATCAAGCGTCACGTCGAGGGCGTCAGTGTCGAAGCGGACGGGCACGTCGAATTCGAAGCCCGCGGTGATCGATACGCCGGAGCCTGGCGCGGTACCGAAGGTGACGAGGCCGGTCGTGGTGACGACAGACCAGCCGGACGGCTGCTCAACGCCGTCGAGGGATATCCTGACACTGCCCGCCACTGGCTTGGCGATTGTCCGTGTCCAGGACTGCGCCCCGGAGGTATAGCGCTTCACCAGCTGGAACGCTGTTGTCGTGCCGTCGCCGGTCCCGATCGCCTGATCCGTGGGCGATGGCGTTCCCGAGGGCAGACAGGACTTATGGTCGCCCCAGTCCTTGAACCTAAAGCCATGGAGGCGACCGTTGCGCGCCTCAAAGAAAGCCACCACCGCCGCCAGATCGTCGGCGCGGCGGATGCCGTAGGCGACGTCGTAGCGGCGGCGCGAGTTCGCCCAGCTGGCGTTGCGTTCCTCGTCGCCGGAGGCCAGTTCGACGATCTGCGTGCGCCGTTCCGGCCCGCCGCGCGCGCCCCGGCTGATGTTGTCGGGAAACCGGACCTCGTGAAACGCCATCACATGCCCCTCCGCCCGAGCGACACCGCACGAGCGATGTCGGCCGCGACCTGCGTGCGGGACTGGCGGAAGCTCTCGGCGTCACGCGCCATGATGGTGACGTTGACCCCACCGCCGCTGTAGCTCTGTGCCTCGCGCCGCGACAGCACCCGCTCGCCCCGCTGCAGGATTGCAGGCACCTCGTCGTGGCGGAGCCCTGCAACGCCGCCGGAGTGCATCCGGGGCGCGGCCGCGAAGGCCATCGCCGGGACCATCCGCGATGATCCGCCGGATCCGACCATGCCGCCCGCATGCAGGATGTTCGCAAAGATCCCGCCAGCCCCACCCGCGCCCCCAAGCACCCCACCGAGCGCGTTGGCGATCGGCCCGAGGATGAACTTGCGCGCGCCGAGCTTTGCGAGATCAGCAATCAGCGAGGTGACCAGATCGCCAAACTTCAGCTTGCCGGTCTTCACGAATTCTCCGACCGCATTCTCCGCCGACTGGAAGGCGCTGACGAGACTCTGGCCAATATCCCCGCCGATATCGCGGGCCTTGCTGGCATAATCGGAAAGGGCCGCGGTGACCGCCTGCCAGCCAGAAACGGCGGCTTCGGTATCGGGTTCGGCGGCAGCAGCGGCAGCCCCGGCCGCCGCACCGGCGTCCGTCGCCGCCCGCCCGGCATCCCCAAGCGTCGTCTCAAACCGCTCCGCTGCCGCTGTCGCCTGATCCAGCGCATCACTGCCGGTATCGTCTCCGCCCGACATGGCGTCGCCCAGCGCCTGCAAGGCCGGGCCGACCCCGTCAAACGCCCCGGCGCGGGTTGCGGTGGCGCGCTCGCGATAGCGGTTGGCCCTGTGTCCGGCGTTGCTGGCGGCATGTTCCAGCATCGAGGCATAGGACATGGCACCAAACCAGTCGATCCGGCTATCGACACCGATCTCCTCGGCAACCGCATTGAAGGTGGGGCCGATCTTCCCGAGAAATTCCGCCCATTTGGTCGACAGGAACGCCATCAGCCGGGTCCAGATGCGCTCGATATCAGCGCCCATTGCCCGGAAATCATCCGCGAAGGATCCGGCGGTGGCCTTGATGCCGTCCCAGACGGCCTTGGCAACATCGCCCATCAGACCCATGGCAGCGCCAAATCCACCTGCGCCCGCAACAAGTTTCGTGAACTGATAGACCAACTCGCCCGCGCCCACGATCAGCGCTCCGATGCCGGTGCGGATCAGCGCGCCCCGCAGCAGGACAAGCGCGGTGGCCAGACCGCGCACGGAGAGTGCGGCAACCGCCATTCCCGCCACCCAGCGCCCGGCGAGGAAACCCGCAAAGGTGACAGCATAGGTGGTGAGGCGGCCGAGGTTATCGAACAGGCCACGAATGGCGATGCCAAGCGGACCGGTGCGGCTCGCGATTGCCGCCATGGCGTCAGCAACGGCCTCCAGCGCAGGCGCGGCAGCGACGGCCAACTGGTTCGATAGCCCGCGCCAGATCAGGCCAAGGCGCGAGATTGCGTCATTGGTGCGCTCGATCTGGTCGGCGTCCTGCTCGGATACGACGACACCGAACGCAAGTACGTCCTCGGTTGCCTGGCGCAGCGTGGCCGTGTCTATCCGGCTCATGGCGATGGAGCCTTCTTCGCCGAAAAGCTGGCCCGCGACCGCCGCGCGCTCAGCGGCGGGCACGAAGCTTTCGATGGCAGCATTGATCGCACCCACCCGCTGGTCCAGCGGCAGGGCGATCAAGTCGGATGCGGACAGCCCCAGCCGATCCAGTGCATCAGCGGCTGGGCCGGTCCCGGCGGCTGCCTGGCTGAGACGGCGGGTCAGATCCTTGGTCGCCTGTTCGATGCCGGAGATGGAGACACCCGCCAACTCACCCGCCCGCTCGAGGGTCTGGATCGAGGCGACGGTTGTGTTCAGCGATTGCGCCAGCTTGGCCTGCGCGTCCACCGTTTGCAGCCCGGATCGGACCATCGCCACGCCAGCAGCAGCGGCGGCCACAACGGCGGCGGCCGCAGCGACTTTGACACGGCGCGAGAAAGCCGCCATCCGGGCATTGGCCGCTTCCATCTCCCGGCTGAGACGGCCGAAGCCACGCGATCCGGCCTCGCCGACACCTTCCAGTTCCGCGCGCACCTGTCGGCCGCCCACGGCCGCGAGGCGGACGCTAACCCGTTTTTCCGCCATGGGATTGCTCCATCTGTTCGTTGAGTTTTGTGACCATCACCGCCTCAATCACGGGCAGCAGTTCGGCCATTGCGATGGGCGGGATGCCCAGCGCGTCGCCGAGTGAAAGTGCGGCCGACATATCCCAGCCGATGACCGCGCCGGGCAGCACGCGGAGCTGGCCGCCGAGGCGGTCGACCAGGTCCCAGACCTGCCAGCCCTCGAATGTCGAAGGCTGGTTCAGCCGCGCCGGGCAGTCTTCGCAGGTCGCTTGGCACGCTTCGCAGTAGCGCTCGCCCCCGCCGAAGGACCACTCGGCGAGGACGCGGAGACGTTTTTTTCCTGTTCCAGCAGCAAGCCCTTTGAGACGTAAGTCAGCTGAAAGGCTTCAAAGATCGGCCAGATATCGAGAAGCGCATCGACGGCGTCGGGACTCGGGTCGATCGCGTTGCCCTCGGCGTCGCCGATGCCCTCCCAGGCGAGGACCGCCCGCCGGGCCAGCGCCTTGGCAAAGGCAACGGCGCGTTCCTCGTCGGTAGCGTCCTCGGGGACAGCCTCAACGACGGGGTCACTGCGCGTCACAACCATCAGCGCGGTGGTCAGGGGGCGCAACTGTACCCGCACGCCGGGCGCGAGATCATGCCAGCGTGGTTCATTCGTCAAATCGAGCGTGAGCATCAATATACCTCAATGTCGTTGATCAGGGTTGCGGTGCACATCCGGCCGATCGTGCTGTCCCGCGCGGCTTGCCAGTCGAACGTCGCCTGCACGCCCTGCGGACCGGAGATCTCGATGCGGGGGCGTGGCAGATAGACAGCGTGGACGGTGAACGTGAAGCTCTCGCCAGAGGGCAGCACATAGGCGAACTCAAGCTCGCAGGGATCGCCATTGATCGCCTGCGTCACAAGCGTCTGATCGGCAAATCGAACCTCAATGGAGCCAGTCAGCGCTGCAATGGACGGGTCTGCCCCATCGATACGGCCGTCTGACCGGATGGTCTCGATCCGGTCGAGATTGTTGGCGTACGTGATATCGGCCGAGACCACGTTGCCGAGCGCCGAGCCGTTCCGCGTGATCGCCCCGTTGAAATGACCGAAGCGCTGCAATTCGAGAGCGGCGGGCGTGCCTGCGCTGGTCGTCGTGCCAACCGTCTCCCCCTGTGCCACCAGCCGCGCCGTCGCGGTCAGCAGGCCAGATCGCTGCATTTGCCAGTTGATCTGATCGAGTACGCAGCCCGAATACATCGCAAAACGCGGCACCTCGGGCATGCCGGTCTCAATGGACATGCTGGGCAGTGCCCAGGACCCTGACTGGAATTCATGCGTCCAGGGTCCGGTGCCAGTCGTGGTTGCGTCACCAAACGCAGCTTTCAGCCAGAACCCGAAGGCCTCCGCGTCCAGCGGCACGACGACATCGCCGTCAGCCGTGACTGCATCCTTGATCGGGGCGAGCGGATCGCGGCCGTATCCCAGCAATTCCGAATTGAGCAGCGGCTGTTCCG